TGGCCGAGGTGGAGCGCTACGAACAGGCCAACACTATCAACCCCGAAAACAAATGAGCTTCAAACTGAATCTATCGATCTTCAAGTCCACCAAACCCGAGAGCAAGGTGGACTTCAGCGGAATGATGAACGTGAAGGTGGAGGAGCTCGACGCCTTCTGCGCGTTCGTGATGAGCCAGACGCCGGATCAATACGGCAGCGTGCAGGTGCCGATCAGCGGCTGGAAAAAGACCAGCCAGAAGGGACTGGCATATGTGAGCGCAGTGGCGCAGCCGCCACGTGACTGGGTGCCGCCTGTGGCTGCTGCTCAGGCCACTCAAGCGGCGCAGAGTCTGGCTGCTGCCACTGATGGAGTGATGGTCGACATCGAGCCGGATCTGTTCTAGGGCCTTCCCATCAGCTCGCATTCAAGGCGGGCGATTTCATGAACGGCCTGCTGCAGCAGTTGTTGCTGATAGCAGGCTTGCTTCAAAAGTGCTGCGGCCATGGTGCCGGCATCTGGGCTGTTGAGCAGGCTGCGGGCCTGCTTTTCTATTTCAAACTGCTGTTCGGCGGTCAGCTGAACTGCCATCCACTCACCGAAGTTCATGGTGCCATAGTGGTGGTGTACATGATCAGGCTAGCTGAACAGTGAATTGCCCCCGGTGCGGTTGCGGTGAGATCCGCGCAACGTATACGAATGGCAGGTACGACGATCGGGTGATCAGGCAGCGGCGTTGCACCGAGTGCTGTCATATCTGGTACACCGCGGAACTGCCGGTAAGCGTGGCGGTAGTGGGCTGGGAGCGCACGCAGGGCACGGGTAAAAGCGTGCCAATGCTGCGCGTCCCGGTGGAGCTGGCAGTGGGCACCGACGCAGTGTGAATAGATGTTGCGCACACCCTGGCACGTGCACCGTCGACGGTGTATGATGGTGTCACGAGGGAAGGGGACCGCCACCTCGCTAAAAACGCGGCCAGGGGGAACAGAGCACACGACCCCGCAATCGAGCTCAACAGGGCCTGACTAAGCCCGCATCGCCGGTTGGCCCGGCACCCCTATTCACACACTGCCCCATGCTCACCGCCACTCTCCTGGTGATCTGGAAGCTGTTTCTACCGCTGCTGCTTGTGGTCGCAGTGATCGACTGGCTGACCGCCAGCAACGATCGCCGCGTCCGCATCCTGCGGCGCACTGGACTCACACAGCAACAGATCGCTACCCGTCTCAATCTCTCCGTCTATCGCGTTCGCAAAGCGCTTGCACAATGATCAACCACATCAACAACGCCATCTGCTGCCTGATCGCTGCAACCGTGTTCGCCATGATCGGCATCGAATCCGGCGCGCATCACAGCCCCACTCATTCCGGCACGCAGCAGGTGGTGCGGCATGACTGAACCACGCCGTTACTACTTCCAGATCCGCTCAGCCAACGTGCTCGAGTGCGTCACGGCTCACAGCATCACTGAAGCAAAACTGATCGCCGCCGATACATGGCTCGAGTGGTGGTCAGAACTCGAATGGATCAACGTCGAAACCGTTACTGAAAGCATCAACTATGGCTGAAATGAAAGGCGCCCTCTTCCAGTGGCGCACTGATGCAGAACAGGTCGGCAACTATGGCGAAGGTGTCAGCCGACCACGTCACAATGCCCGCGTGCGTGATTTCAAAGTCACCATCCGATTCCGGGATGCACGGCCAATCACGTGGTACACGCGCGCCGAATCAAAGCGCGCTGCTGAGAAGTACGCGCGCAACCGCTGGCCAAATGCCTACGCAGTGGAGGTCGAATGATCCGCGCTGCTTTGATCGCCGCGGCCCTGCTGCTGGCCAGCCCGGTGCAGTCGCGGCAGGTGACAGCAACCGTATATGCAACCGAGTTTCACGGGCGCACCACATACTGCGGCGGCACCTACGAGCACTGGGGCATCAGCGCGGCGCATCCATGGCTGCCCTGCGGCACGCCGGTGCGCGTCAGCCACCGCGGCCGCGTGCTCACGGTGCGCGTCACTGACCGCTGCGACTGCTCAAGTCTCGACCTGAGCGCCGGTGCTGCGCATCGCCTTGGCGTGCCGCTGGATGGCATCGCAACCGTTCACATTTCTCACCAATGACTGATTACAGAGCAACGCCCGAGCGATGGCAGAACATTGAAAATGCCGTTGAGATAGCTAGCCGATCCATTCAATGGGTTGTCAGCGATGAAGCCGCCTGCCTCCTTGAACTCCGCGCCAGGGTCGAGGCACTGGAGGCCGCGCAGCAGCAGCCTGAGCCGATTGACGAGGAAGAAAACGATCGCCGGTTTCATGCGTGCATGGATCTGATCAAGAACGCCACGCCGGAGCAGATTGGTGCGGCGGCCGGGCTGCTCGAGCGCAGTTCGTTGGTGAAGCGAGTGGCCATTGCGATCAGCGGAATTGAAGACAGTTCGTGCTGGGACGAGGAGGCCGTCAACTGGTCACCTGAAGCACGCGCCGCGATCCGCGAGGTGCTGGCCTACCTGTGCGAACACGAGCTGATCGGCAACTATGCCCGGCAGCAGCTTGAGCAGGAGGTGGGGGTTTGACCGACTTCCACCCCGCACCATTCCAGGGCTTCTCCACCGAGCTGCGCGACCCGTGGCCTTGCATTAAGCGTTTGCGAATAGCACTGGTAGAGGCGCAGTATTACACACCAGGCTCAGAAAACACGACAGGTCTTGCCATTGACTCACTTCTTGAACTCTTGCCCAACGAAGATGACTGACTACAAGTTCGTTCCATTGAACACTCTTGAAGATCGCCTCGGCGACGCTCTTGGCCTTGCAATCAGCATGATCCGCAAGCCCGAGACCATTGACAACAAGACCATGGCTCAGATCGAAGCACCATTCAAGGAGTGGTGCGATGCCCTTGTTGATGGGGGTCTGTTAAATGACTGAACTTTCACCCGCTGCAAATGCAATCCTGGATGCCGCCTACCGGCGCATGGATAACAACCCCCATAACGAGGTGGAGGCAACACTTGCTGCGGCCCTGCGAGCCGTTGCAGATCAGGTGGTGCCGACAGAAATGGATCTGCCTCCCATTGCGCCTGATCTTGGGCACTTTCGACAACACGAGCGACGGCTAACCCGCCAGCGTCTCCTTGCCATCGCCGACGAGCTGGAGGCCGGCCAATGACCGACATGCGCGCGAGAATCAGCCAGCTGATCACCGACAGCGGGACCTACCGCCAGGGGCAGCAGGATGAGCGCCAGCGCATCCGCCAGCTGATTGACATCCGCATCGACCAGCTGTGCAGCACCGTTGGGATCCGCAACCGCCAGCAGCTCTGCGCTGAGCTGCTCCGCATCCGCCAACACCTCGAACCATGAACGAAGCAGTCAAACTCGACCAGATGCGCGCCGACATGATGGAAGCGCTCTATGAACGCAGCGGCCGCACCTGCAGCACCTACACCGGGCTGTGGGAGGAGTTTGCGCTCGACCTGGCGGCCAACTTCCGCGACACGTCATACACCGAGCTGCTGGCTCGCGTGGTGCGCGCGATGGATGCCACCGAGTCGGTTATGACGCAGAAGCAGGCGCAGCAGGCGATCGAAGTCTGCCGCCAGCAGCTGCTCGGGGATAAATGGCGATGAGCCGGCCGTTCAAGCGCGGTGAGGAGAACGTCGCCGTGATCCTGAGCGAGGAGCTGGTGCGCGAGCTGCGCCAGCTTCGCGCTGAGGGGCTGAGCTATCAAAAACTTGCTGATCGCTTCGAGATTGACAAAAAACACGCATGGCGCATCTGTCAACGCATCGCATGGAGCTGGCTTGAATGACCGATCCAATCAACCCATCACACTACCGCCGCGGCCCAGTCGAGGCGATCGACGTGATCGAGGCAGCAGTCACCGATGCGCCGCACATGGTGCCCGCATACCTGCAGGGTCAGGCGCTGAAATACCTGCTGCGTATCTGGTGCAAGGGCAATGCGCTCGAGGATGCCCGTAAATGCCAGTGGTATCTCGCCCGTCTTATCGCCAAACTGGAGGGATGATGACTCGCCTGCCTGGCTTGAATCTGATCGAGCGGCTGGCGCTTCGCATCCTGTCGCGCAGTCGCAACACCGGATTGGTGGTCGTTAAACCCTATGGCTATGGCTGCATCTATGTGGCATCAGATGGCACTGACCCGGTGGCTGCCTACGTGACTGATGGCCCGGATGAACCAGCCAGCATGTTGCTCGAACGCATCTATCACCAGCCTGCTGCTGGTGAGGCGGAATGATCAGTCTGCACGGCGGCCGATTATTGCTGCTGTGCAGCCGTACTGACCGCACCTGGCACGCGCGCGTGGTGCTCGGCCCAAAACCTGAACATCAGATCGAGCTCGATACGGGCGCGGTGCAACTGCAGGCGGCATTGATCAAAGCGCAACACATCTACCAAGCTGCGCGCGCAAAGCTGCGCCCTGCTGGTGAGCCGCTGATGTGTTGGGATTGCCAGCATTGGCAGATGCGCCATCAGCGCTGCGGGTTGGAGTTGCCAGAATCAAAGAGAAGCGGCGGCCGTTATGCGGCCAGGTGTGAGCTGTAT